CTCCTTGTTCCTCTGTTCCAATAGCATCAATAGTTTTGATTGCATGGATTAGCGTGGTTACTCCGTCTGGTGGGTTTACGTTTAGCAGTAGGTATGCTTGTAGTTTGTTCCAATCTTCGTGTGCTGTAATGGCAGCGCATAGTGATTTTACTTTTTCTGTGGTCATTGTTGCATTGGTGTTATGTTAGTCTCCATATCAACTTCCTCAACTTCGGTAGCTTCTGGCTGTCCGGGAGTCTCTGGTTGTTCTGGAGTCTCGCCCTGCATAGCAGCCATCTTCGCCTTTTCCTTTTGGATTTCTTGGCGAGCTTTGGCTTTCTGTAGGGCAAGTTGAGTAATACCTTGTTCCTTGCGCTGCTCTGTACGTTGCGCGTGGCTGATAGCAGCCTTGCCAAGTGAGATGTCGGCAAGTTGTTTCTTGGTGTCGATATCGATACCCGATTTGGCAGCGAGGTATTGAAGTTTGATGTCTTCTTCGGTTTTAGAATCGCCTTGAGTTTGTTCCTTAGATTGTAACAATTCTTGATAGATCGAAGTGATTTGATCAGCAAGCGCACCAGCTTCATTCATTTGTGCCATAAATTCTTTTATGAATCCTTGTTTTGATTCATCTCTTGAAATAAATTCAAGATGGGCCATAATGTGAGCACCCTTAAATTGTGTAGAACGCACAACTTTTCCAAGTTCAGCAACGTCTGGTTGACCGCCTTGAATCATTTGCATATTCATTTGCATTTGCGCCATCATATCTTGCATATGACCTTGAGCGTGTTCGATATGTGGATCAGTAGGCAATACTTGGAAGTTTGCTGGATTAACAAAAACATCTGTCATCCCTGCATTTTCAAAACCAATAATGCGGGTAGCATCAGTAATCTTGCTTGATTTAGTATTTCTATATCGTGCCACATTATCACGTCCAGATAGTGCGGCAATAGCGTCCTTAACTGCATTTTCCTGACCTTCATTTGCTGGAGTAATAGCTGTTATTTCTAACAATTTCTCAGCAGTGATTAGTTTAAACGATGGGCTTCCTGCTCCGTTAATAAGATTTGATCGAATACTTGTAATATGTTTCCATTGGGCAGCTTCTTTAGGAGTTCCAAGTTCTTCAAGAATATCATAGAACTTTTTAACATATTCATATCCATCATCACTTGATTTTGAATTAACAAACCTTTTATAAAGTTGTTTAAAGAATAATGTTTGGCACTCATTGAATCGTCGAATCTGGGTTCCAGATAGTTTTGCTGACTCAGCGGCATCTAGTTCTGCTTCTCCTTTGGTGCGTTGAGCACCACCAGAAGTAGGAGAATTGATGCGATATTGGCCCATGCCCCTGTACATATCTCCCATGAAGAACTGCATGAAGCTCATGCTCTCTGCTACTGGAAGTTGGAAACGATTCTGGATGAACTTAGCTCCATCTGGCATAACAGAGATTGGCAACCATTCCATTTGTTTCAGCATCTTGGTAGAGTCTGGCCCTTGTCCCTCGATCATTAGCATGGAGTTTAATCGAACTGCGTCTACCAGTCCGTTCATTGTGAAGTCATACTGACGGCAAGCAACAAACGCCGATTCCGCTTGACTCTTAATGTCTTGGAATAGACCAGAACCAACAGAGTCAGTGAGCATATAAAGAATCTCATCCCATGATTTAAATGCTCCAACCTTGAGCATCATAAACCCATGTTGCGTTCTAATATCATCTTCACTGATCTTTCCTGATCCTTTTACATTAGAATTAATATAATTAACGATTGGTTGATAATCTTGAAGCACTATTGCTTTACTAATCGTTCCATCAAACTCCCTCCAGTATACCTCGTATAAATCAATTTTTTGGTTGACCGAAAGTGACCAATTGAATCCCGATTCACTAATCGTGCGGAAGAAATCTTCGCGTGTCTTCCTGTGGTTATTGAATGCACGATGGAATCGGATTGCGTCAATAGCCGCATCTACATTCCATCCCATTGCTTCAGCAGCGGCGCGGTTCTCAATCTTCTTGTACAACTCGTAAGGAGTCAGGCGGACACGGCGCACAAACTCTTCAAGGTTGCAGAAGTCGATACGAATATCATCTGGAAAAAGGAGATCAGATAAGAAAACGTGTTCTGGCATCCACCCAAGCGGACTATCCCACATCCCAATACCTTTTCCGTACAATAGCATTTCTTCTAGGTCTTGCTCTGTATTGTAAAGGTAGCCGGGCCATTCTCGCAAGGCTTGATCAAAAGCAATGGTGATGTTTTCTGTATTAACAAGCCTTTCCTTTTCATTACCAAACTTACTTTTGATCGTGCAACAAGCCTGACGCTCCGTAATCACATCATAGTAACTGGACTTCTGGTTATCTACAATGAAACCAAGTTGTCCGTAGTTCACGTCCGATTGCCAAGGTAGTTTCTTTTCAGCAATCTTGCTGTACCCTGTAGGCGGGAACATCTTGTACGCTTTGTAGATACGGATGCGCTTATTCTCGCGCCCGATATTGGCTTGCTTTAAATGGTTGGCAATATTCCACGCATGATTGGCGTTAGAAATTCGTGTTGCTGGCGGCTTGCCGTCTTGGTCTAAGGTTGCTAGTGAGAAATTGTCTTGTCCTATTGATAGCATAATATTTTATCGTTTACGATAACGAGTTAAGCGTATTCCTGCGACGATTGCAAGAAGAACATCCTCTTGCCTTATGTTCAAGTTTAGTTCCAAGAACCTTGTCCGCTACTCTCGCTACAGTATGAATGGCTTGGGCTATATTGTCTCCGAATCCATCAGCGTACCAGCAACGATCACTAGGTTGGCGTTGACAAATTTGATCTTCTACAACTTGCTCAAGATTTTCGGGAACTTCTATTCCATTAGAACGGCAATCTTTTTGGATGTTTAAAATCAGACTGCTCCATGTGCTTCCATACACAATCGCTGGAAAGGTGAGTTTATCACGCTTGATCTCGTATTTGTAGTACCACCCACCGACTGGAGCTAGGTTTCTATTTTTGAGTTTCATCTTGCCTTTCGTTTGAAAATATATTTTATTATTGATATGTCAAGAATTTTTTCTGGAAACACAGGCATTCAAAAGTACGGTATCAAATTCCCTGAGAACATGGACGAGCTAGGTATAGAGCTATACTGCTACGCTATTAGTAAGGGTGAATACGGAAGAGATTACTGCAATAAGCACAATATAAATCTTTCAGATTTTAAATTACTTACTCCATACGAACATTTCTTGAAGGCAGTAAAACTCCAATGGCCCACTGAAGTTTCTATTACAAATCGCGGCTATACCAATAATCAATTATTGAGAACTCTGGAAGAACTCTGCAACAATGATGACATCTGTTTAGCTGGCGCGGCCTCGATGGGTAAATCGTTTCCAGTTGGTCTTTGGGTCTACCTTGACTGGTGTTCTGCTCCTCATTGCACTTCATCTTGGGTTGCTACAACTACTCTTGGTGCGTCCGAAGATCGTATCTGGGGTATCATTTCTAAGTTGTGGAAATCGGCTGCTGTCCAATTTGGAAAGCTCATTGACTATCGCCACATGATTGTTTGGGGAGGTGGATCAAACGATGAGGATAAGGACTATCGCAACGCTATTAAAGCTCTCGCATTCCAGTCTGGAAATGAGGGTCAGAAGGCTATTGATACTACCCGTGGACGTAAGAATGATCGTGTTAGATTAGCTCTTGATGAGTTGCCAGAAATGGAACTGGGCGCAATTACCGCCCGTGTTAACTTATCAGCTAATAATGATGTAGTGTTTATTGGTATTGGAAACCCGTCTGCTGGAGACAACCCCCATACCCGCTGGGCTATGCCTAAAAATTCTTCTAACTTCGATACTGTCAGTCCAGAAATGGATAAATGGGAGACGGAGACTGGAGTTTGCTTGTTCTACAATGGAATGAGATCACCTAATTTTCAAGCCCCAGAGAATGAACCATCCCCGTTCCCGTTCTTGATGGATCGAAAGAAACAACAAGTCATGCTCAAGCAGTGCTACGGAGACGAGAATGCGATTGATTATGTTCGTAACGCTATTGGATGGTGGCCTAAATCTGGATTCGCGCAAACTATTCTTACCGCTGATCTCATTCGTAACGCTGATACTAACGAAGAACCACTCTGGGATTCAGAAGGATTTCATAAGATTGCCGGCTTCGATACTGCTTTTACAGTTGGTGGAGATAGGTGTGTGCTTACTATAGCTAAACTGGGTTACATTCGTGGGACTCGCAATCGTGTCATGTGGTTGGAGAAACAGAAGGTTATTCAGCTATCTGCCCGTGAAGCTGCTGAGTTTGAAGTCGGTCTAGCTAAGGAAGTAGTCGAGCTTTGCCGGGCTTCTGGAGTTCAGCCTACTAAATTTGGTA